CTTCAAGCTCATCACGGCGTACAACTACAAACTCTTCATCTGTTACCCGAACAACTTCTTCATCTGTTAGGAACTTCTGGTTCATTGAGATAATTTTCTCACCAATATGTTTCATACCTTCAGCTAAACGACGAAGAATACTGATCTCACGTTGACCAGCTGCATCTAGAGCACCATTAATACCACGAGCGACTGAACCAAATGCATCCCCTGTTATACCGCTTGCAAAAGATTTAACCCCAGAAAGTCCTTCAGCTTCAGCATTTTGAAGTTGAGACATCTGTAAAGCTGAAGCAGGGATATCGGAATAGGTCATCTGTTGGACAGCAACTTTAGGATCTGAATTTGGATTGTATTCGAAGTCCTCTCCAGATGTGAAGCGTCGCTTATTGACTGGATCTAGGAAACCTTTAGCATAGCCTGTTTGTCCATTGGCAGAACGACCAAGCAGATCAATCATACCACGACTAACTGCGCCCAATACACGTTGATTATCTTGTAATATTGAAGCATCAGCCTCACCAAATGCAGATTCAAGTATGGGCATATAAGGTACAACAACAAATGGCGCCTTACGATCTGGGAAGGGATTCTCTGTCATCTGAATAATAGTATCACCAATGAATGAAACCAAAATAGGAACCATTTCACCATCGCCGTGGATATCAAACAAACCCCAATACTCGTATACCAAGATTTTCTGTTTATCTGTATTTACTCGTGTATCTGCTTCTGGTGTATTTGAGGTATGATCCGGGTCGCCTAATTTTGATTTAACAGCATTTGCACGCCATTGAACTTTATCCAGGTTTTTAAATGACTTACGTTTTCTGATATCAGATTCAGTAGCTTCATAGGTATATATCATATATTGAGCTTCTTCCCATATACCATCACATGATGGATCAATGAAGAAGTTACGGATATTGATTATACGAATAGACGGTTGATTAACTGTAATCTTGTTCTCATACACTTGATCAATTGAAGTTTCTTCTGCAGTTACTGGGGTACCATTTTCGATGGTGTATTCCACGGCAGCCTGAATATCTTCAGGTAGATTAGCGAAACGAGGATCTTCATTCTGAAGAAGTTCTCCTGCAGCTTGTAAGGAGGCCAATAATTCTTCATTCTCAGGGTTAATCTCAGAGTAGGAATACACTGGTTTATCTACCAATACTTTTTCAATTTTACGTTCCCAACCAACTCGAAGGACACATGTACCTTCATCTACAGTTGTACGCACATACCGATCAATAAAAGCCACTTTACTTAATTTAGTATCAAACTGCCAATTCAGTAGTAGTTGATTTTGACGAGATGCTGCAGCGTCTGCTGCGGTACGAGGCTTTAATTCATACATACGATCAGTATCTAAGAAAGGTTCTGATAAAGCAGGGTAACGCCATTCATTATGTTTACGGATAAGTTTAGGCTGAACTTTAGATCGACCAACTTTGTTTGTTTTATTCCCAGATTCTTTACCGGTAGCATTACGAAGAGCTAACCAACCATCAACATTGGTAGTTTGGTCTTTGTTTTCTGGACGAGCAAATTCAAGATCCCCTTTGAGATCTTGTATAGATGGTTCTTTATCCCACTTGGTTAAGCGTTCATTAGAAGACACATCCAATTTATCTGGATCCGTAGGCAATTCATTGCCACTCTCATTTTTACGATCTGTGGTGTCATTAGATATTACATTAGAATTGTGCGCCATTACGGAACTCCTACTTATTTATGAGCCAGATACAACATCTGTTACTTTATTGTAAGCATCAACTGCAACTTGTTTTTCACCCGCACACTCTATTAGCGCATCTCCAAGGCGACCTATACGTATTTCATCTGAACCAACAGAAGAACCCCTGATTGTTTTTATTACAGACAGGGGATGAGGACAGGGTTCAGAAATATTGGAAGGTAGTCGATCAGGGCGTACTCCATCGCCGTTCAAGCCGTCGCATCCCGTCAGGGCCAATACCAGGACTATCGTTGGCGGCAAGAGTTTCAAGCTCATAATTCAATTCCTCTTTTTCGGTTTTTAATGTCTCAAGTTTGGCTGCCTGTTTAGCAACAACTTCACCTAAGTCAAATAGTTCATCTTGTGTTTCAAGCCGGGCTTGTTCAGTTTTAGCGTATGCGTATTTTTTACCATGGCTGAAACCAAAAAAGAATGTACCTGTTATTATGGATAGAATAAGGCCACCCATAATCAAGTACCCCTGAACACCTGTGAATAATTTAAACATTACATAAACCGATCTACCATACGAGTACGAAGGACTTCGCCTACGGCTTCAGCTGTAAGATATTTTTGTAAATCATCGGGAAGTACTCGAATATCCCACTTACCTCGTTGACGAATACCAAGAGTAGGTTGAACCTCCGCATGTGTCAGGCATGTCCATTTAGATACACGGATATCAAAAAGGCGACAATATTCTGCAGAGCGTTCAAGCATTCCATCTATACCAGCCCACGTAATTGGTGAAATACCTGCATTAACCACATTACCGTGAACAGTCGCAGCTGCCATACAAGCGACTGATAGGCCAATTGCACCAGTGTTAGCGTTGAGAGTGTGAGATACACCCACTCGGCCAGGAATGTAATAAGCTTGTTGTTGTGCAGGCGCTATACCATCATAATGATTACCTTCCTTATCAAAAACATCATTATAATGTTTTAGTGTAAACGGGGAAACGGTATATGAGCCAGCTGTCCAATGCCAATGAATTCGGGTGATTCCAGATGGGTCAAAGAGATCTTCTTTTTGTTCAGCATCTAAACCTATACTGAAATTAGCTAGAGCTTGATGAATGGCATTACGAGTGGCTGGCCCATTCATACCATCAACAACCAAAGGCTTATCTAAGATGTTGAAAGAGTTGATTCGTATTTGATAATCTCGCACGGAACGTGGAAAAGTGTGAACATTTGACATACTATTCTCCTAAAGTTTTCCATGAGCCTTGAGCAAATAAATTACGCTCAAATTTCAATATAGGTTTACCTGTTACGGTATGTATAAATGGCTTGCCTGTGGTATCATTAATTATAGGGCACCAATGCCCCGCGTATACTTCCCAATTATCTGGAATTGGCTGATCAGACGTGTATTTAATTACCCAAGGCCCCCACAACTCAGCATTACTTGAAGGAGGTCTGTCTACACCCACACCAGAAAAACTCTCTTCTGCATCTGTATTGACAATTGTACGTCGTTTTGGGGCATCATGAAACAACACATAAGCAATGAGTCCTTCTCCCTGGGTATCAAAATTACATCTACGTTTGCGTAGCTCTCCCAAAATTTCAGCACCGGAAGGCAGTATACTTACTTTATGTACCACTACATCTGTAAATGGAGTAAGCATAAAAGTATCACGATACATACGAGATTCTGTTATTTTAGGTGAATGTATAATTAAATTTTGAATAACAAATAGAAGGGCTAAACCTAAAGTGAAAGTTCTACGGAATCGGTATCCAGGTTTATATGCTAGTTCATTCATCTGTGATATCCTCATCATCTTTGAGATCTTTGCGTTGTTTGGCTAAAATCTCGGTACGATATTTAAACTTATCCATTACATATCGAATAAGTAATATACCAAGTAATCCCATTATGAATGCACCAGTAGTATTAGCCTCATCTGAAATCTTGATACCTATCATACTTTCCATTAGGCCCAAAGTAAACGGGCCTAAATACTTAGCACATATACCTCCTATAAGTATAGAACCTACACCAGTTTTCCAGTGTTCACGTTCAGAATACCAACGAACAGCTCCTCCTGCCATACCAGCAAATATTACCGACATTGTTGGATCATTGTAAATAAGCTGTACGAGAGATCCAATAATCAAAATAGTAGAAGTTGTGTTGTCTATGATAGCATTTGGCTCAACAACTTGTAATTTTATTATCATTATACAAAACCTCTGTCCTCAAAGCGGGTGTCTTCTTGTACTTCAGACACGCTGCTATTGTTTTTTGCTTCATCCTCGCCAATGTGTCGTAAGTAGGTTGCAAAGTAAGCATCGCCTTTGGCCGTATGTTCTGCACCATTCATATGGGAAAAATACAGAGATGCAACGAATAGTTGTAGAGCAGTCTCCAAATTCGGCGGTAAATTGATTGTGTCTGTTTCAACAATAGGTAGGTGTTTAGACTGATAACGGATTCGTA